CGATCTGTAATCATCAAGTGCGAGGACGTCGATTTCCTGAACGTCGACGAGCTGTCCGACAGCGACCGTGGCTCAAACGGATACGGCAGCACTGGGGTCGAGTAACGCACTTATATATAAGGAGTGATGCGATGCGATACAACTTCGATGTTCGTGAGGTCGACGAATCGCAGGCACTTGAGATGGTCCGCAAGTATCACTACTCAGATACGCTACCGAAAATCAATCGTCACTTCGTAGGATGTTTCCTCGGGGGGGGCAGCTCGTAGGATTAGTGACCCTTGGCTTCGGCACAAGGCCTAAGCATACGATTCAGAAGCTGTTCCCGAGTCTCGGAACAGACGACTATCTCGAGATAGGCCGCATGTGCATGACGGACGAAATGCCGAGAAACAGCGAGTCTCAGATGCTGTCTCAGGTATGCACATGGATCAAGGCGAATGTACCGAACTGCAAGGTGCTGTTCACATGGGCAGACGGAATCATGGGAAAGCCCGGTTACGTATATCAGGCAAGCTCGTTCCTGTATGCCGGATTCATCGAGAGTGAGATTTACGAGCGGAACGGCGTGAAGCTGCACGTCCGTGGAATGAAACCGCTTCTTTGCAAAGACAAGAACGACAAGCGAATAACGGTGCGCCCAACGCTACAGCAGATGCGCGACCTAGGCATCAACCACTACAAGGGGCGCCAGTTCAAGTATCTCAAGTTCACCTGTGGCAAGAAGGAACGACGCAAGCTGATGAACGAGTGTCTGGTCCCATTGAATACTGAGTATCCAAAGCAGCAGGACCTGGCATGGCGCAAAGTGAATCTGGAAACTGGCAAATGGGAGTCATGCCCGATGCCCGACATTCACACCGACGAGCGCAATACGGTCTGCTACAGCAACCAACCAAGTCTCTTTTAACAAACCAATAAGGAGGTATCCATATGGACCACGACTGCCAAAGCTGTTCCAAGTGGGACGATTTCAGCGGCGGCTATTACGGCGTGTGCGAGCGCATGGCGCAGCACAATCTTCTGCTGAACGTGAAGAATAAGAATCTGTCAACTGGCGAGTTTATCGACACGATCATCGACAGCGTCACACCCTGCGATGGCTCGTGCATGTTCTGGGCGTCTATGAAAAACGCGGATGCGTAAACGCCATAGCGCAAACACATCCGCTCGGTAGCTCGCCGTTGTCCACGAGAACCACCAAGCGACAACGGCGGGTTCATCGCAGATTATCACATTCACCAGCTGCATTGCAGCAGCAGAGCCGCCGGGAATCCGGCGGCTCCACCATTGGAGAACAAATGAATAACATCAAGGTCAAGTCCGTCAAGTTCAGCGGGCCTGCAACTATCGTCTTTTTCGAGGACGGCACCAAGGCCGTCACCAAGTGCAGAGCCGGAGACGAGTACGACATCAACCTCGGAGTGTCGTGGGCCATCTGCAAGAAGGTCGCCCGCGATCGAGGACTCACCGTAAAAGAGTTTATCACGTGCGTTGTACCGCAGGAGTCGTACCGCTCGATGCCGACGTTCACGACGCACGTATCGGTGCGCACCGTAGCTCAGCTGTTCTGCAGGGACATAGACTACCTTGTTGACACCGCTATCGAGGAGTCTCATGACGCAGCCGAGTCCGTGGCCTTCAAGCAGGCGTTCGACGAGTCCCTGTGGCCCGAGAAAGCATATGCGGGAAAGCGTCCCGGCCCCGGCAACAGCAGATACAGGCCACTTATCAACGCTTTCCTCGCCAGCGACCTCACCGTCATCAAGCACAAGTACGTGACGAGCAACGCTGACTACCGAGACGGTCGAAAGGCGGCTAACGGCGTTCAGTCGGCAATCCACAGCTACATAAACGCAAACGGACTCTCCGACATTATCCGCGTGTACCGGGACAACGGCTACATCTGCATCGCGAGGATCAACAAATGACGGCCGAGAAGAAGCCAGCGGGCAAATGGCACGCCGTATTGCGCGATGACGGCAAGCGCTACGTGAGCGTAACTGCCGCAGCCGTGTCGGTTGCAGCCGCTAAGTCCACCATTAGCGCGGCCTGCCGAGACGGGAGCATGGTCGGCGGCCACTATTTCAGCTACGAGGAGGACGGGCGCCGCTACGCCTGCACCTGCAAGATTTGCGGCAAGTCTTTCGGCGGAGCAGCCAAGAACGCCGTCTACTGCTCTCAGGAGTGCAGGGACGAGGGCAGGCGCAGGATTCACACGTCCAGCAGGCACCGCAACGGAGTCGGCACCTGTGCCGGATACGTATCGAAGAACGCGATAGTCGATTCGTACCTGAGAGTACGCAACGTAAGGGAGGAATGGAAATGACCGATAGCCGAACCAGAACGCAGGTGCTCTGCGATCTCGTCTGCAAGTTGACCAAGACCATCGAGTTCCTGAGCACCAAGTCAACAAGCAAGTACTCGGGGGCCATGGTCTGCAAGCTCCTCAGGGAGGTTCAGGACGAGGTCTCCGCAGCATTGGGGGCGGCAGAATGGGCGAGTACGCGAGCCATTACAAGCAGGGCGGGATGCAGACGGCCGAGAAAATCGAGTACGTCTGCAACGTCTTGAGAACCAGCGATTATATAAGCGGCGCGAAGATTGCCGACGTCGCTCACGCGCTCAAGTACTTCGATCGCACCGGACTCAAGGACGATGCCGACAAGGACATCTACAAGACCGCCGATTGGCTGCACCGACTTATCACTGGCAAGTTTCTGAATGAGGTGGAGGATAAATGACCGTGCTGCCAAAAGACGCCGAGGGTAAGGCAATCCCGTTCGACACCGAGTGCCTGTACGCGTATGACGGTGAAAAGCAGGACGTATTCAGCTTCACGTACTACCGAGAAAAAGACAAATGGGAGATTGAGACCGATTCGCTGATTATCGACTCTACCCATCTCTATCTCACCAAGCCCGACACCCTAGAGCAGCTTATTGAGGATATAAAGCGTGCTCAGGATGCTTGCAACCGCAACGGAAACACTGTGGCTGCGTGCACATACTCGGGCAACATCACGTGCAGCGGATGCGACTTCTCTGTCGGAAGCGATACGTGCACAAGCAGGATGCTTAAGGACATCGCAACCCGCGTTGAGCGTCTGTGCGGTGATGCTAAATGAGTGTCGAGTTGCCAAAAGACCATGAGGGCCGCGAGATTCCGCTTGATACCGAGGTTCTGTATGACAACAACGGCGTGAAGTTCAATGTGGACGAGTTCAAACTCTGCGCTTTGCCATCATCACGGAAAAGTTTCTGGACAACCAGAGGTGCATTCGAGGACGAAGAGGAGCCATGCAACTTCTTGCCGCATCTCCTGCATCTAGTCCAGCCCGACAGCTGGAAGAGGCTGCTTGATGACTTGGACATGGCGGCAAGCAAAACGTACTGCGGCACCTGCACCTATTTTGGCAAGAACCCCACCGATTGCGACACGTGCGCCATTGGCGACATAACCAGCTGCGACTCAGCTGCCATGCGCGACATTGCATCCCGTATCCGTAAGTTGAGGGGTGAGGGCGAATGAGTTGCTATTTCTGCGACGGGTCTCGTATTGAATCTATACACGACTTTCCACATCGCGGTTTTTCAAACACGCCAATTGGGATTATGACTCTGATGCGCCGTTACGATGGCGAGCCTATGGTCAAGCTCGAATTGGATACAGACGTGACGCTCGACATCTCGGTAGGTAGGGCGTGCAGTAGTTACGAGGATGTCAGCGTGACTGCTACAGGCTTCATCAGTGACGTCAGCTACTGTCCCTTTTGCGGACGCAAACTGAAGGAGAACGAATGACGACACATACGCTCAAGATTTGCAAGAAGTACGCCGATGCCGTTATGAGCGGGGCCAAGACGTTCGAGATTCGCAAGAACGATCGGGGCTACAAGGTCGGCGACAAGATTGTATTCGAAGTCGTCGCGGAAGAAGGCTACGACGTCAGGGCGGCAGCAAGGCACCCGCTTAACGGGATGGTTTACCGAATCGGCTACATACTCGATGGCTTCGAGGGCCTTGCCCAGAAGTACGTGGCGCTGGCTATATCGAAGGAGGCCGAATGACAACTCAGACTGACTTCGTATTCTGCGGCAAGACGCACTTCAACTTCGGCGATTACGACGAGGGCGTCGAGATGCGGATTGGCGAGATGGACACCGGCGAGCACATCATCGTTGTCGACCCTCCGTATGCATGGAGCATCCCGATCAACTACTGCCCGTTCTGCGGACAGCCGATAACCAAAAAACCGTACACGCGCCACGACGTAGGCTCTCGGATTAGACAGGGAGTTATCAAGTGCAGCTGCGGCGTTGAGATGCGAATCCACGTCTTCAGTGAGCAGACCATCAATCGTTGGCGGGTCGGCGGCTATAAGCCTAAAGACGTTTACGCCGTCTACAAGGGTGATGTGAACGACACCGATGCCGTTATCCGGTTCACCAAGGACGCTCTAATCAAGGCGTGGAACTCTAGGAGCGACAATGCTTAGCTTCTGGCGCCACCCCATCATCTTCATCAGGCGCCTGCTGCTGCCGACATGCAGTACGTGCATCAACTACGACAGCGATCGCGGGACTGGGTTCTGCGACTGCAAGAAGTACCGCGACCGCTACGAGAAACTGGAGGGTGACGAACTCGAGCGCACCTTCTGCTCCGAGATTCGCGGCACCCGGTACTGCAAGTACGAGGAATTTCACTAACCAAACAACCAAATAAGGAGGAGGATATGGACTCCAACGCTATCAAGGAGATAGCCAACCAGCTGGGCGTCGGTGCCGACTACCTGCTGAACCACCTGTCCGAGTTCGCGCCGAAATGGGCCGCCATGCAGGTCGCTAAGAGCGGTGTCGCCTGCGTTTTTCTGGCAATCGCGCTTGTCTTATGTTGGCGCCTGTTTATGTCGTCTCTACACGACACAAATGATGACGATGGGTCTTGTTATTCCGACACAGTATTCTTTGTTGGCCTGATCTGCGGCTTTTTGTCGCTTGGTCTGTTCATTGCCCTTGCGTTCAACGCAACTGGCCTGGTGACGCATATCGCGTCTCCCGAGGCAGCCATGGTCAACGACATGCTGGAGGCGATGCATAAATGAATAAGCGAGCGATGATTTCCCAGCCGATGGCTGGTAAGACAGACGAGGAAATCGCGGAGACGAGGGACAAGGCGCACGCTAAGCTGCGTGAGATGGGCTACGAGTTCGTAAACACCCTGTTCACCGACGAGTGGTACAGCGACGAGGCCATGGAGAAGCGTGGCGTCGTGCAGATTCCGCTCTGCTACCTCGCGAAGTCGCTTGAGAACATGAGCCTGTGCCATGCGGCCTACTTCTGCAAGGGCTGGGAGAACGCACGCGGATGCCGCATCGAGCACGATGCCGCCGTCGCGTACGGGTTAGAGGTGCTGTATGAGGATTAGCACTGAGGATCGGATTGAGGCCGCGAGGCTCCTGCGGAGTTTCAGCTGCGATGGCTCCTCCTGCGATAAGTGCACCGAATTATCGGAGGAGCTTTTCGGTAGAAAAGGCGCCATCTGCGACTTTGATGTGTCTTTTGAAAAAATCGCCGACCTAATCGACCGTCCGACCACTACGCGCCACGGCAAGTTCAAGACCAAGTACGGTAGGCAGACCCCGTGTTGCGAGGTCTGCGGCTACTCAATAGGTGACATGCGGTGGAACTATTGTCCTAAATGCGGGGCGGTGATTACCGATGATTAGTGACAAGGAACGCCGTGAGGTGGCGGCACAACTGAGAAACCAACTCACATACATGCGAGAAAACGGGGAGTACTACAAAAACGACCTCGACGTTGTGGAATGCGGTAACAGCGCCTACCGCAACATCGCGGATTCCGTGGAGAAATGCAGCAACAACTTTACTGGCTATTACATCACTATCGTCGAAAGGCTTGCCGACCTAATCGACCGTCCGGTATACAGACCCGTCATACCGAACGCAATGGAAGGCTATGTGTTTTGCCCTCAATGCGGTGCGGAAATCGGCGAGTACGGCGTACCGAACTACTGCCATAGCTGCGGGGTGGCGATTCACAATGGTTAACAACGAAATAGACGGCCTCACCTACGACGATTGCGTCGATACCTACGATGATTCAGCGGGAGTTGACAACCGCTCGACATGCCGCCTAGAACTCACCGACGTTGAGGCTCACGGAAATGCCAAAGTAAGAATCTACGAATGCAGCGAATGCGGCAGGACTTGCGAAGAGATATACGGCAAGTATGAGCGCTGCCCGCATTGTGGGGCGGTGGTGCTAAATGCGGATTAAGCCCGAGCTGGAGAAGCAGATTTGCCACCTTCGATACGCCATAAAGGATGCGTACGAATGCGATTTCAGGGGCGCGGCAGCACCGTGCCACTACTTTAAAGCGCTCACTGGCAACCAAAAGGCTATCGGTGCATCGTGCGCGAAATGCCGCGCGGAACGCATGGTGGTTTTCGATGACCACAATTTAGAAGTTGACTGCTACACCCTCATGATTATCGACTTCCTAAAAGAGATGGGCGTGGAGGTGGAGGATGAAGGCTAAGCGCACCATCTACCTAGTCACCGACTGCGGCGGCAAATGGGAGGACGCTTATGAGTACCCATACATGGCGCTCGACAACGAGCAAGCCGCCAATGAGTGTGCCGAGAAGCGTACCAAGCTCCTAAAGTCAGACGCAAGCAAGCGTCCATATTATTATTGCGACTACGATTCCTCAGAAGTCAGCACTATCACCTTGCTAGTGGATGAACCGACCTGTGAAAACGTCTATGACGAAAACGAATGTGGCGCATGCAGCAACGGCTTTAAATGTTCCGTGTGCGGCGTGACCGTGGAGGACTGCGAAGGTTACTACGTCCACGGCACGTGGAACTATTGCCCGAAATGCCGTAGGAAGGTGGTGAAGGGTGGACATTAAATGCCCTAACTGCGGCAAGCAGATTGACTTTCATGCTGGACACATCAATAACGGTCGAGTTTTCATCTACGAAGAGGGAAAGCCGCTTGTTCGCCAAATCAAGTATTACTGCCCAAACTGTGATTCGACGATCATCTTTATCAAGAAGTGCGAACCGAAGTGGACTGAATCATGATTGATTGCAAGCCAACGTGCGCCGAGTGCAATCGTATGGTCGAGTGCTGCTGTGACTACGGCATTTGCGAGCGCGAGTTCGATAAGGCGTACGCCAATGAGTTCGGCAGGCATAGTTCAGAAAACTCAAGTTTTGGCGCTATGTGGGCACTCGAATGGATACCGAACCACATGCGCGATATGCAAAGCGCGGCATGTAAACTCTTCACCAAATAGAAAGGAACCCAACAAATGAATATCACCCGTCGCAAGGTCGCGTTCGTCGCGGCCTTAGTTGTATCTGTCCTCGCTATCGTCACGGTGTGCGGTCTGTCTGGATGCACCGAGCGCGGTCAGGTTAGCTACAACCTTTCCCAGGATGCCGACAACTTCAATGTTCGCCGCCGCGTGACCGTCATTAATATGCGCTCGGACAAGGTGCTGTTGCAGATGGAGGGCTGTCTTTCCATCAAGACCGACCCGGAAACTAACGAGTTGAACATTATTGCCGAGCTGCCCAACGGCGAGTACCAGAAGCATTTCATCTACCTCAATGACTGGACTATGTACACGGTGGAGCAAGTCGATTCTACCAAGACCGACAAGTTCAACTATGAGTTCAATTTCCTGCCGCAAGAGTTGCCCGGCGTAAAGATCACAAGCAAGGACTAGTCGATCGGAGTGCCCGGAATGACGCCGGGCACTCCGCTTTGGAGGCAACATGGCACCGACTCTCGGGCGCTGCCCGTTCTGCGGCGGCGAGGTGTACGCCCGTGAGGTCATCATCATCGGCGGCACCGAGGAGTTCGAAATCAGGCACCGCGACGAGGATGCGGCCTACAGGGACAACTGCCCGATGGTGGTCGGTCTGTACCCGGACGAGGGCGAGCTGGTCGCAGCCTGGAACTACTCAAAATCAGCTTAAATATATATTTTATTGTAAGGGGGTCACTATATGGCGGAACGTAGAATGTTCGCCAAGACCATCGTCGAGTCGGACGCCTTTCTCGACATGCCGCTCTCGGCACAGTCGCTCTACATCCACCTCGGGATGAACGCGGACGACTGGGGTTTCGTCAACAACCCGCGCTCAATCCGCAGGATGTGCGGCGCGTCGGAGTGCGATTTTAGGCTGCTGGTGTCGAAGAAGTTCATCCTGACGTTCGACTCCGGCGCGGCGGTCATCAAGTCGTGGTGGGTCAACAACTACGTCCGGTCGGACAGGCGCCACGCAACTCGCTACCCAGACGAGTTAGCCACGCTTTACATTGACGAGAACAAATCGTACACGACGAGGGACACGGGCTTACCTGCGGATATGTTCAAGCCGGTAGCCAAAGTGGATACACTTGGTAGCCAACTGGTAGACAAACTGGAGACACCTGACTGTCAGTTGGTAGGCAAATTGGATACCGAGGTTAGGTAAGGATAGGTTAGGAGAGAGTACTAGTAACTCCTCTAGGGTTGATACTCAACCTAATCCCAAGGGTTTTTGCGCGTGCGCGCCCGAACAACCGAAAAAACGGCGGGCGAAGAAGTTCGTGAAGCCGTCCGTCGGGGAGGTCGCCGAGTACGCCGATGGCTACATCAAATCCAGAAACCTGCGATTAACTGGGGAAACGTTCCGAGCCGAAAGGTTCGTCTCGTGGTACGATGCTAACGGCTGGAAAGTCGGCAAGAATCCGATGAAGGACTGGAAGGGAGCGGTCAGGACATGGATTTTCAAGGACTACGTGGACGATTCCGCGACCGCCACGGCGGCTGACGCCAAGTCCCTCGACGCCTTCGACTTCGCCGGGACGCTGTGATGGAGCCGAGGACGTGTCCCACCTGCGGATTCCCCGTGGAGCGCAAGGTCTGTGACGTCAACCGCGAGCTGCTGATTCCCTGCAAGTGCAGGTGCTCGACGCTCGATTCGCGCAGGTCGGAGTGCTTCCCCGTCCCCGAGATGGCGTCCCAGACCTTCGCCGCCGACGACGGCGAGTTCGGCCAAGACGTGGTCGAGAAGTGCAGGAAGTACGCAGACCGACTCCCCGACCTGCACTCTGGGCTGCTGCTGTTCGGGCCTCCCGACAGCGGCAAGACGTTCCTCAGCTGCTGCATCGCCAACGCCGCGCTGGAGAAGGGCATGAGGGTGCTGATGCGCTCGATGCCGTGGGTACTCAGCCGCAGGTACGGCGAGGTTGCCGACACGATCGAGGAGCTTGCCAGGGCAGAGCTTCTGGTGCTCGACGACCTGGGCGCCGAGCGCGAGACCGACTACGGCCGCGAAATCGTCTACAGCGTCATCGACACCCGCTACCAGAGCCGCAGGCCGACCGTCATCAGCACGAACCTGACGAGGACGGAGCTGGCGGCACCCGACGACATGGCCTGTCGCAGGACGTACAGCCGAGTCCTCGAGATTTGCCTGCCGCTGGAGGTGGACACGGGCCGCAGGCGCTCCACGAGGGAACGCTATGCGGACATGGCCAAGGAGTTCGGTTGGTGAGCATATCGCTCAAATGGGCTTAGAAAGCCACAGGATTGGATTTAAGGGCACTTTCTGGTTTGAAACCAGTCAGTGTCCTTTTTTGTTTAAAACGGGGCCTTAAAACGGCTCTCATTCGTTCGGAAGGAAGTTCTGTTGGACGAGACTGAAACCGATGACGCGAAAGTCAAGGCAATCGTCGCGGCGATCGTGATTGTGGTCGGCACGGTAATCGGCGTCGCCGCCATCATGTGGGCCGAGGCGTGGCTGGTCTCCACGATGCTCTCGATCGCGTTCGGCGTGGAGTGCCGCGACCTGTGGGCGCTGGCCGTGCTAATCCTGCTGTTCAACCTGTCCGTCCACGTCAAGAGCGACCGCTAGTGCTGCGACAGGGCGAAATCAGCCAGTCGCTCCACGACTTTCGCGGCTACCAAGTCACAGCACGCTCGCTTGAGCGCCTGAAAAGGCAGCTCAAGACCACCAAGCCGCAGGTCGGCAAGGAGCGCATCGGATGGTGCATCGACAGGTGCGAGGAGATTCTTGACCGCGCGTGGGACGACGTCGCCGAAATCGAATGGACCAGTGGTGACACAGCCTGCCAGCTGGTCGTGCGCCACTTCCTGTTCGACGAGGACTGGCACGACGTCGCCGCCGACATGGGCATACCCTACGACAAGGCGAAGAAGATCGCGTACGCGGCCATCAACTCGCTCGACTCAAGAGAGATTTGTTAGACCCTGTATGCGAGACTCGATTATAGGTTTATTGATAGGGGGTGGTGAAGGTGAAGCGATGCAACTACTGCGGTCGGCTGCTGGACGCGTCCGAGTTCAACCGCAACCGCGCAAACGCCGACGGCCTGCAGCGCAAGTGCCGCGAGTGCCAGCACGCCGACAACAGGCGAAGGGCCAGCGTTTTCGGCTACGCGCAGTACAACCGCTACATCAGCCACGGCCGCTACGCCGACGGCAGGTGATGTCGTGGTACCCGCAGCCGATCGGCGAGCTTGACAGCCCCAGGGTGCGCAGGCTGACCGACAGCTGCGGGGCCGAGGGCGCAGGCGTTTGGCTGGCGGCCAAGTGTGAGCTGTACCGCGCCGCCGCCGAGGGTTTACAGCTGACGTTCGACGAGCTGTCGAGGGCCGTTTCCCGAGATTTGGGCATCAGCCGGAAAAAGTCGCAAAGCGTGCTCGAGACCGCAGCCAAGTGCGGCGTTTTCGAGGTGAAAAACGACGAGAAGCGAACGGTTTCAGGCTATGGGTTCCAGCAGGAGGTCGAGAGATACAACAGCATCTCCGACCAGCGTAAACGTGCCGCCAACGCCCGTTGGTGGAACGATAAAGTATAGGTAATACCCGTTCATAGGAGGTATGCAAATGCATATGCACTTGCATTGCCATAGCATAGCATTACATTACAGGCAGAGCATTGGCTAGGCGTCCCGGGGGCATACTGGCGTCCCTGACGGTCGGCGAGCTGGCGTTCCTGCGGGTCGTGGGCCGCTGGCACCGCGACGGCTCCCCGTTCTGCTCCACCGAGGTCACCCGCAGGGGCAGGGACGAGGACATGAGGCTGTTCCGCAGCATGGGCAGGGACGGAATCGCCGAGGTGTGCGGCGGGCTGATAGCAAAGGGCCTCCTGAGACGGGAGAGGGGCACCCACAGGTACTCGCTCACATCCCTAGGGGTAGGGGGGTACTCGGAGTTCAGGGAGTACTCTCCCGAGCTTCTGCGGGACTCCAGGGGAATGGTGCTGCCGAGACGAGATGCAGCGACGGAGGATGAAGCATGACCCAAGGTAGGTACGGGAACAGCCCGAACACGCAGACGCCCGCGAACAACAGCGAGACGATCAGCATGATTCGCGAGCTTATCAGGTGGCCGACCATCGACCCGAGCGACCCCGAGCAGTTGATGCAGAGGTTCGAGGACTACTGCGACCTGTGCGAGCGCCACGACTCCAAGATTCTGGTCAGCGGCATGTGCCAGAGCTTCGGCATGACCCGCAACGACGTCATGGACTGGGCGAAGGGCAAAAGGACTAGGCTGGATAAGATGCTGAGCACCGAATCTGCTGCGGTTTTGAAAAATATTTTGCAAAGTTTGGAAGTTTCTTGGGAATCGGCGATGCAGAATAACGGCTACCGCAACCCCGTAACAGGAATCTTTCTCGGTAAGAACAATTTCGGCTACAGGGACGAGTCCCAAACGGTCATCAAGCACGAAGATGCAGCTCAGGGGCCTACCAAGGCAGAGCTGGAAGCCAAGTACATGGCCGCGCTGCCAGCCGAGGACGTGACGATCGAGAAGGTCGAGGAGCTGCCGCCGAGCGACTAGAAAGCGAAAGACCCCACTGCAATAAACGCAGCGGGGTCTTTTTTTGTGCCGACTTTCGGGGCCACTAACGACTTTCGCGGCCACTATAGGGTCGTTGCGACTTTCGCAGCCACTAAGGGAGAAAAATCCAATCGGGCGCCGGGGCCTTCACGACTTTCGCGCGCACTATAGGGCTTTCCGGTTCCCGACTTCTGGCTATGGCGCAAACTGGCTGGGGAACGGCTGTTTTCCGTGTTCACAGTTTTGGCGCGATCGCGGGCGTTTTGGCGTATCTAGCTGCTATATAGGTGGATACGGGCCGCGTCTGATATGCCCGTACGCGGCGCTACAATGCCCCAAAAACGGGCATAAAAACGTTGGCGGTGTAGTAGTGCCATAGGCATAAAAACGGGGTTAGAATCGCCGTTAAAACGCGCTAGAACGGGGCGCGGATACGCAGGGCGCGGGCGTTGTCCGGTATATGCGGTCTCCATAGGTTGAACACAAACGGCGCGCGGATATAGGCGCTCACGTGGTGCGGCCGTGGTACTGGTTGCAGGCGATCGGAACGAAAAACGGCCCACGGGGTAGGCCGTGAGCCGTTGCAAGGGCATAAAAACGGCCCCGCCGAAGCAGGGCCGCGCGTTAGTTTTTCAGTAGGAAGTAAAGTACTAGGATAGGCAGGATAACCGGGGCAAGGGCGATAGCGCCAAGATAAATAAAGACGTTTTTCACGTGCTGAACCTCCTTTTTTAGTTGATTCTAGCGAAAATATATGAGAGTGCAATTGTACCGAGGACGCCAACGGCAACGCCCAACCAGTAGGCGTACCATGTAGACGTTTTGGCAAGCTCAAACAGCATTATTTTGCCCTCCCTGCGTATGCGTCGGAGTACGCGTTACCCGCGTCCTTGAACATACGGCACGGCTCATATAACTTTTTAATGCGCTCCTGGTATGCGTCGCACTCGTCGCGGAGTTTTTGTTTTAGTACGCACATCTTTTTAGCGGCCGCGCGTACCTCCTGCACCGTTGGCGCTTCTTCGGGTGCATCGAGGCTAGTAACGTTTATGAGGGTCGTATCCGGCTGGTTCCAGTCAAACAAACGGAAACAATAGCCAGCGTCGTACGCCTCTTTTTTCAGGCTCACGTATAGGTAAACGTTTTGGCCAAATGAGTTATTGTATACGCTGATTTTCGCCGGGCCGTCAACGTACACGCCGCGCGGCCCCTCGCACTCGACGCCGCCTAGCTCAACCTCGATAGCGTTCGTTACTTTTTGCACCTGCTTATAGTTCGATCTGCACCCGTTGAGGTACTGTGCGTTGAGGTTGACTAGTTCGGCGGCCGCCGTTGCATAATGCAGGCGCGCGGCGTACTTGTATCCCTCAACTAGATATTTCGAGTAGCGCACTTCTTTATCGAGGTCGTTAACGAAACCCTCAATGCTTTTTAGCTCCGCGCCTTTTTCCTCCCAACCTTCACCGCTGCGTTTGGCCTGCATATAAGCGTCAAGCGCAGCGCTATGCCGCTTCATGAGGTCCGACATACTAGCCTCGTGAGTGTCGAGCGCTACTTTTTCAACTGCCGCCTGCTGGAGCATATGCGCGGCCTTCTTGACGGCCTTTTTAACGTCGTCGTTCGTTTCAAGAGTGGTAAACTTCTTCATGGTATGCCCTCCTATAGCGTACCGTTGGCCCGTTCGAGTACCAGTCGAGCGGGCCGTTTTTTTGTTTAGAAAACCTCGTTGGCTTCGAGGTCAAGCGTTAGCGAAACGTGGCCGCGCTTATAGGCCCCGGCGTTGCGGATATAGATGCACGGATACACCTCGATACCCTCCAGCGCCACGGCGTAATACAAGACGGCGCGGCGGCGGTTAACCTCCAGGGCGCTCATAATGTCGTCTACAACCTCGTCCGGGGTGTAATACATATAGTTGCCTAACAGGTCTGCGTTCAATGCATCCAGCGCGGCCGTAATAACTCCGGCGGCTGTGTGCGCGTTGGTGTGCACGAACGAGGCGTTGCCGTGTTTGTCCTCGACGTAATAGGTCGTTGCCATGTTTGATCCTCCTTATATATAGGTCGTAACCGTTCATCGTTGGCTATATAGGCTATAGCCGTTCAATCATCGCCGTTAGTCGTTTGTCACTCCTTATAGATATAGGCGATACCCGTTCGTTTGTGTCGAGCTGTTAACCGTTGAGTTTGTGGCCTGCTGCTCGACTAGTTGCACTATAGCACCTGCAATAAGCAGGGGTACCGGACAGTTTTCCAGATTCCGATCAACGGCTCACTAAGCCCCCCGACCGCCGAAAAAAACAAAAAGGCCTTTACAGCCGAACGGGAATAACCTATATTGTCGGTAATGGAAGGAGAACCAATGAACTACTCGGATGCCTATAGGCAAATCATGAAATCGCGCGGCTACACCCAGAGGGAGCTGGCGGCGGTCATCGGCATAGCGCAGGGTTCGCTGTCCTGCTCGCTCAAAGACGGCAACCCGACGCTCTCGACGGCCTCCAAGTACCTGGGACCGCTCGGATACAAGCTGGCGCTGGTGCCCGTGGGGTCGAGACTGCCGGACGGCTCTCACGTATTGGACTGTTAGGGGAGAATGGCAGGCCGCGTGCTCGCGTTCACGGCCTGCCGCCACTTTTTTGCGCTGAGTGGCTGATACTAGGAGTATTTTAGATGATTTACGGTTACGCCCGAGTGTCAACGAAATGGCAGCTCAGGGACGGAAACTCGCTAGACGCCCAGCATGAGTCTCTGACCGAGGCCGGATGCACCGAGATAGTGCAGGAGGCGTTCACGGGCACCACGACCGACCGACCCGAGTTCGACGCCCTACTGGAGCGCCTGAGCGACGGCGACACGCTCGTCGTGACCAAGCTCGACCGAATCGCGCGCACGGTGACGGGCGGCTGCGAGGTCGTGAGGTCGCTCCTCGACAGGGGAGTGACCGTGCGTGTGCTCAACATGGGCACCTTGGACAACACGCCCGTCGGCAAGATGATGGTCTCCGTGATGTTCGCCATGGCAGAGTTCGAGCGCGACATGATCGCCCAGCGCACCGCAGAGGGAAAGGCCGTCGCCAAGCAGAAACCGGGCTGGCGCGAGGGCAGGCCGCCCGCCGAGGTGGACGTGGAGGAGTTCAGGCGCCATGTGGCGCTGGTGAAGGCCAAGAAGGAGAAGCGCCGCGACGCCTGCGCGCAGCTCGGCATAGGCGTGAGCACCTACACGAAGATAAGGCGCCGACTTATCGATTCAGGAGAGCTTGAAGGCTAGACGCAAGCCCCGTGGGGATTCACCCTGCGGGGCTTTTTCTTTGCCGCACGAGCGGAATCCGCGCCGCCGCGACCCTATGCGGCATGGATGCACTCACAAGGAACATACTCAACTACATCTCACTGAACCCGAGGGACATAGGCGCATACCGCGACCTCGTGTCCATGCAGCGCCAGCGCAGGCATGACGGGACTGACGAGCACGACGCCCTGAAAGCGTCGCTCGACGCCGTGATTGCCGCCATGCGCGGCGGATGGGCCGACGTCGAGGGCATCTCGGCCCTTATGGAGGCTCACCGCGACCTGCTGACGCTCGACGGCAAGTGGGACTTCGACTCGTTCGCTCAGGCGATGGAAATCGACCGAACCCCGGACAGCAGGCTCTGGCTCCCAAGGCGAAAGCAGCTGTGGAGGCTGTATCAGGAGCTGCAGTGGTTCGAGACAGACCCGAACGCCGAGTTCCTGAGCGTTTCCATGCCTCCGCGTACTGGAAAATCGTCTAACTGCTCCATGGCAATGGTCTGGCACCTCGGGCGCGATCCGCTCCACTCCAACCTGATGACGGCGCACTCGGACAAGCTGACCAAGCACTTCTACCAGCAGTGCCTGCAGTTCGTTATCGACCCGGAGTACCGGTTCTCCGAGATTTTCCCCGACTCGCCGCTCGTGTGGCAGTCCTCGGAGGACGAGGCATTCTCCCTCAAGAAGCACGGGGCCTACCCGACATGCACCTGCCGATCGGTCGAGGGCACGCTGACTGGTGCCGTCGAGGTCGGCGAGGGCGGCTGGCTGTACGCCGACGACTTGGTGAAGGACCTGGAGGAGGCCATGTCCCCGCGCCGACTGCAGAGCAAGTGGGAGGCCTACATCAACCAGTGCTACGACCGCCGAAAGATGGGCGGCAGGCAGCTCATGGTCGGCACACGCTGGGACGTGAACGACCCCATCGGCCGCATGACCCGTCTCCACGAGGGCGAGAGCAACTTCCACATCCTGACAATCCCGGCGCTCGACCCCATCTCCGGCGAGAGCAACTTCGACTATCTTTACGGCGTCGGGTTCGACCGCAAGTACTACCTGGATATGCAGCGCACCACGGACAGCGCGACGTACGCAGCCAAGTACGACGGCACGCCGTTCGTCCGCGAGGGACAGCTGTACAGCCCCGACTCGCTTGAGCGCTATCTTGAGCTGCCAGCCGGAGACCCGGACCGCGTCATGGCCGTCGTTGACACCAAGGGCGCGGGCGAGGACTACTGCGCGATGCCGATCGCCGCGCAGTGGCGAGGCTCCGACAAGTGGTTCATCGTCGACTTCCTGTGCGACCACTCCGCCCCGAAGACCGTGAACCAGCGCCTGGTGAACTTCATCGACCGCTACGGCGTCCAGCAGGCGCGCTTCGAGTCGAACGCGGCTGGCGGCAAGGTCGCCGAGGACGTCGCCGACATGCTCAAGGAGAGGGGCGCTCTGTGCGCCGTCTCCAAGAAGTACACCGGGTCGAACAAGGAGACCCGAATCCTCGCAAGCTCCTCGTGGGTCATCGACAACTGCGTTTTCAGGGACACGACGCTCTATGAGCCGGGTTCGGACTACTCGATCGCCATGGGCCAAATCACCTCATACGTCCTCGACGGCAAGAACCAGCACGACGACGCGCCGGACGCGCTCTCGATGCTCGCCGAGTTCCTGAGCAAGTCGCTCCGGGCCAAGGCGCGCGTCACCAAGAGGCCGTTCTAATCCGGCACGAAGGTTTTCGGCACCGAAACGAACATCTCAATAGGGGCGCAATCCCCATCGGATCGCTGCTGGCTGGCTGTTTTCACCTCCTTCCTTCCGGCCAGCCAGCATCGAGCGAGAAGCGGAGATAAGTTGGCCGAGAGCTATAGCGAGACTGAGAACAACCGAATCCAAAGCACGCTGCTCCACGGCAGGCGACGCATCGTGTGCGGCGAGCAGAACATCACCGCCACGAACGTGCGCGAGGTGCTGGACCGCTCGCGGATGGTGCACGGCTCCAACTCCGCAGACATCGACTACCTGTGGAGGTACTTCCTCGGTTACCAGCCCGTAATCGACCGCAAGAAGGAAGTCCGCCCCGAAATCAAGAACATCGTCTTGGAGAACAGGGCGTACCAGATTGCCAAGGACCGCGCCGACTCGCTGGCCGGGGAGCCTATCGCGTACAGCGCGCACGGCTCCTCCAAGGGCTGCGAGGACGTCGAGCAGGTCAACGACGAGCTGAGCCACAAGGTGCAGCAGCTCAACGACTTCTGCATCGCGGCAGACAAACACGCCTGCGACATGGAGATTGTCCAGTGGATGTGCGTCTGCGGCGTCGGCTACCGACTGGTGCTCCCGAACTCGGCAGACGGCAAGACCATCGACGACGAGCAGCCCTTTAAGGTCGCATCCCTCGACCCGCGCAGGACGTTCGTGGTCTACACCAACGACGCTTTCCATGAGCCGCTGTACGCCGTCACCTACGTCATGGACGACGTCACCAACGAACCCATCTACAGCGTCTACACCGACCGACTCGTATTCACGGTCGACAGCGACTCAGTGAAGACGGCCGCGAACCCGCTCGGCATGGTGCCGATCATCGAGTACGACGCCAACTCCGAGCGCATGGGCGTTTTCGAGGCAGTCCTGAGCCTGCTCGACGCAATCAACGAAATCGAGTCCAACCGAGTCGACGCCATCGCGCAGTTCGTGCAGGCGCTGCTCGTGCTGGAGAACGTCGAGTTCGAGGACGAGGACGCCGAAACGGGCTTCAAGAAGCTCATGGAGATGGGGTGCCTGCAAATCCGCTCCACCGACGAGAACAAGGCATCGGTGCAGATGCTGACCTCCGAACTCAACCAGGACCAGACCCAGACTCTCGTGGACGCGCTCTACAAGACCGCGCTCTCAATCTGCGGAATGCCCTTCAACGTGGGCGGCTCCGGCTCCACTTCGGACACGGGCGCCGCCGTCACCATGCGCGACGGCTGGTCGAACAGCGAGAGCCGCTGCAAGGAGACAGAGGTCCACTTCAAGCGCGGCGAGCGCCTGTTCCTGCAGGCCGTCGCAACCATCCTGGACACCTCCATCAATCTCGGACTAAGGCCGCGCGACGTCGACATCAAGTTCACGCGCCGCAACTACGAGGCAATCCAGTCCAAGGCCCAGGTGCTGTCGACCATTCTCGGCTGCGGCAAGGTGCACCCGCGACTCGCGTTCGAGTACTGCGGCATGTTCCCCGACCCCGAGACGGCCTACGACCTGTCGAAGTCCTACGCGGACGAGCAGGCGCAGCGCCAGATGGAGCTGGCCCAAGCCAAATCGGTCAACCCCGGAGACGACTCCGGTGCAGATAGCAATGCCGGGAAACCCGGCGAGTCCGCAGGCGGCAGCGTCAGCGCCGCAGGCAAGGGGACGCGACCCCCGTCAACAAAGCGTAGCCAAGGAAAGGAAAGCAACTAAATGAATCGTGACCAGCTCAAGTCCCTGCTCGGCGAAGGTGCCTCCAAGGAGGTCATCGACGCGATCATGCGGGCCAACGGCGAGGACGTCAACGCCGGAAAGGCCGCAATCGAAACGCTGAAAGCCCAGCTTGAGGAGGCAAACGGCAAGATTTCGTCTCTTGAGGACGAGGCCAACAAGAACCTCACTGCAGACGAGCAGTGGCAGAAGCAGCTCGACGCCGCAAACGCCACGGCGAAGCAGGCGCTCCGCGACCTCAACGAGGCCACCGCAGCAGCGGTTTTCGCTGGCGCCGGCATGTCCGAGGACGAGTACAAGCCGTTCATCGGCTCCGTCATCGGCGGCACCCGCGACGAGACGACCGCAGCGGCAAAGGCGATCGCCGACGTCGTGTCCGCGAAGGCCAAGGCAGCAGCCGACGACGCCAAGAAGCAGGCGCTGGCCGGGATGCCGCAGCCGCAGGGCGGCGACGAGGGCAGTGGCGCGATTACGACCAAGAAGCAGTTCAGGGCCATGAGCGACACCGAGCAGATCGCTTGGAAGCAGCAGAACCCCGACGCATGGAAGAACCTCTCTTAGAAAGGCATTAAATGGCTGGCAAACTCTACATGGCCGACAAGACCTTCCCGTTCGACGAGGACATTTTCTTCGCCGACTACCAGGACGAGCCTGACCTTGTCAAGAACGTCCTCGTGACCTCGGGCATCATGGTCGACGACCCGCTTATCAAGTCCAAGGTCAACGCCGGAAACCAGTTCACCATCCCGTTCTACAACGCCCTCGACGAGGCCGACGAGCAGAACTACGACGGCGTGACCGACATCACCCTGTCCACCATCGGAGCCAGCTCGCAGACCGGTTACGTCTACGGCCGCGCCCACGGCTGGTACGCCGACGACTTCCCGCAGGACTTCACCACCGCCAACCCCATGGCCGCCATCGCCGCCCGTGCCGCGAAGTGGCGCCAGACCAAGCGCAACAAGCGTCTCGCCGGAATCGCCGAGGCTGTCATCGGCGCCAAGGGCATGACCGACCACACCGTCACCGTCGACCAGCTGACCGCGACCACGCTGTCCGACGCCGCCCAGAAGGTTTACGGCGACAACAAGTCCACCGTCAAGCTCGCCCTCATGCACTCCTCCGTTGCGCAGGCCTTCGAGGACATGGAGCGCGTGGACTACCTCAAGTACACCGACCCCAACGGCGTGACCACCGACCTCAACGTCTACCAGGTCAACGGCCTTACCGTCCTCGTGACCGACGAGATGCCGCACACCGCCGCGACCTCCGGCGAGGGTGCCAAGGCCGCGACCTACACGACCTACCTGTTCGGCGAGGGCGCATTCCGCTACGCCGACATCGGCGTCGCACGCCCCGTGTTCAACGGCCGCGACGAGCTTAAGCGCGGCGGCACCAGCTACCTCGGCTACCGCCTGCGCGAGGCCATCCACCCCAACGGCTTCAACTTCACCGCCCCCAAGGAGACCGCCACGAGCAACCCGAACAAGGGCAACCCCGTCATCTCGCCGACCGACGCCCAGCTCGCCACCGCAGGCAACTGGACGCTGGCCTACACCGAGCACCGCGCCATCCCGTTCATGAAGCTCGTCACCCCGGGCGTCGCTTAGAACATGCTTAGCGACGAGGACAAGCTGAAACAGGTCTGTGCCCTCACGGGAGCAGGGCAGGAGGCAGACGGCGGGCTGGTAACGGCCTACCTGTCTGCCGCCCGCTCCCTGATTCTGGAGACGCGCAACCCGTTCGCCGACGACCCCGACTCGGTCGCCTGGGAGCCGCGATACGACTCCCTGCAGTGCTTGATTGCTGCCGACATGTACAACTGGCGCGGGGCCGACAACGAGATTACGCATGTCGAGAACGGAATCACCCGAACCCGCTCCAACGCAGGCGTCTCCAAGCAGCTCCTGCAGCGCATCGTCCCGCGATGCAAGTCGAGGTCCGTCCAGTGAGGTGCATGGAGCGCAACAGGCGCGCCATGTGGCTCTCGAAGCCATCGCGCACCGAAATCATGGACGGCGAGTACGGCACCGGCGAGTACGTAAACGGCTGGTCAGACCCGGTCGAGGTCCGCGTGAACGCGTCCGCCCCCAGCGGCGACAGCTCCTCCAGCCCGTTCGGAACGCAGGTCGCCTACGACCTGCAGCTCGTGGCCGAGTCGAACCGCTGGGGCATCGACGAGGGCGACCGCATGTGGCTAGGCGACAAGCCCGAGCTGCTGGCTGACGGCCAGCCCTCCATGTCCGGCGCGTACGAGGTCAAGCGCGTGTCCCCGTCGCTCAACTACTGCGCGTTCGGACTCACAAGGGTCGACGGCCGATGAACCTCACGGCGGAGCTGTCGTACAGCTCGCTCGCGGCGCTGGAGAAGCGGCTTCGCGGATACGCGGACGGACTCGACGAGAAGTCGGGCCAGCTCGCTGAGGAGCTTGCTGAAACCGCAGCCGAAACGGCGAGTGAAATGTGCCCTTCCACGCGCGTAACCGAGACGATCGGCTCCCGCAGGACGGCTGACGGCGCTGAGGCTTTCGCAAACGGCCCCGTCCTGTCGCCCGCCGACGGCTCCTACGAGGTGCCGCTGAGCCACATCCTGGAGTTCGGTTCCGGCATCCGTGGAGACGCCGCATATGGCGCGGAGAACGGCTACACGGTCAACCAGAGCGGCAGGGGAGAGTCCGGCTGGACCTACCCGAAGGACGACGGCACGTTCGGATTCACGCACGGCCACATCGCAAGCCGATTCATGGGCGCCGGAGCGGACGAGGCGCGTTCAGAGGTCGTCAATACCGCCAAGAGGATTTTCAAGTCATGAACGACCACTCCACCCGAATCTTCAACTACGTGCGCCAAGAGGTGACCAAGAGGTACCCGAAATGCACCGTCACCTCGAGCGCGATCAACTCAAAGGACTCGAAACTGCCCGCGCTCCTAATCCAGTTCCGGTTCCCCGGAGAGGACGAGAGCACGCGCGACAGCTCCGGCGTGGAGCTGTGGACGCGTACGGCGGTAGACGCCCAGTCGTTTTCCGGCACGAGCGTTTTCGAGGCACGAAACATCCTAGTTGCAGCGGACGAGGCGCTGGCCCGTTGCGGTTTCCGCAGGTCGAATTGGACGGAAGTTGCCGATGCCGACCCCAGCGTTCGCCGTCTCGCTGCGACTTGGCGCGCAAAGCTCGACAAGTCGGGCACTGTCGCGCCTTGGTAACTTGAAAGGAAAATACATGGCAGCAGCTGCATCCACCACTCCCACCGCAACCATCAACACCTACTTCTTCCACTTCAAGGGCCTGACCGCCGCCCCCACCTCGACCGACTTCGCCAAGGCCGAGAACGTCGTGAACATCAAGAGCTACAGCGACCTCGGCGGCGAGCCTAACAACCTCGATTGCACCACGCTCGCCGACGACACGCAGAGGAACGTCAAGGGCGTCAAGAAGATGGAGGCTGTCAAGATGACCGCCAACTACACCAAGGGCGACTCCACCAAGCTCGCTGGACTCGAGAAGCTGGGCGAGGCCGAGTGGTGGGCAATCGTCATGGGCGTCAACGATGAAGGTAAGCCCGACGGCCACGACGGCATCTACTACTGGCAGGGCGGCCTGAGCTACTACGAGAACGGCGGCGAGGTCGACAAGGTCCGCGAGACCACCATCGTCGTCTCCACTGTGACCGCACCCAAGCTCCTGCCCGACGCCGCCTAGGCATAAACCACCGATAGGGATTGCAAACCGAAAGAAAGGTAAGACATGGACGATAACACCGAGAACATCGAGGCAACTGAGGGCACCGAGAACACCGAGGACATCAACATCGCCGCAAAGGCGCTTGAGGACATCAAGGGCCACGACAAGATCGTCATCGAGGACGAGGAGACGGGCGCCGAGTACACCCTGTGCTACTCCCGCAAGATGGTCAAGGACATGGAGAAGAAGGGCATCACGTCGCAGTACGCCACCGAAATGCTCTCTCACAGCACCCTGACCTCCCTTGAGAAGTTCATCAGCGACTTCGTTCTGCCCGCTTTCAAGAAGGAGCAGCCCAAGATTACCTTCAACGAGGTTCTTGGCATCTGGCAGGGCATCGAGGACAAGCCGTACATGATTGCGCTGCTCGTCGCGCTGTTCAACCAGCCGATGACCGCGCTGATTGAAAACCCTACCGAGTCCCGAATGAAGTTCCGTCTGGTCTAGCCGGGGAAGATAAGAGACCTTCCGATGGAGGGGAGCGCTATACGGGCGATTGTCCTCTTGGACACGCGTTCGATATGGCGCTCCCCTCCGCCATTTCATTCGGGATGACCGTCGAGCAGTACTGGGACGGCGACCCTTGGCTCTACGCCGCCTTTAAGGAGTCCCAGAGGCAGCGCGACGAGCGCGGGGAGTGGGAGCGCTGGCAGATGGGACTCTACGTCTACAACTCCATCGCCTCGCTGGTCCCGGCGCTCAACCCGTTCGTCAAGAATGCCGACCCCGAGCCTTACCCGGAGGAGCCTTACGGCATCGCGTCCGCTAGGACTCCCGAGGAGACGGCGGCGCACGAGGAGAAGGCAGCACACGAGAAAATGGCTCTATGGCTCATGGGACATGGGCCTGCCTAGTGTAAGCACGGCGGGATTGCGCCCCCAGAAATGGGGTAGCCGTGGCAGAAGCCAGCATCGACCAGCTGCGAATCTCTATCGAGACCAAGGCGGACAACGCCCGCAGCGCCGTCAGAGGCCTAGCCGATGACGTAAAAGAACTCAAGACGGGCACTCGCGGCGTCGGCACGTCGCTGTCCAAGGTGGCGGACGGCATCGGCAAGCTGTCGTCCGCCCGCGTGGACAGCAAGAACGTCGCTGCGATCGCCGACGCCGTGCGACAGCTGCAGGGCGTCAAGATTTCATCTACCGTGGCGAAGAACGTCTCCGCTATCGCGTCGGCCGCGTCCCAGATGAACAGCTCCGCCCAGGTGCGCGAGACGGTCAACTCCGTCCGCTCGCTGTCTGGACTCAAGCTGTCCTCCAGCATCGCCAACCAAATCAGGAAAATCGCCGCCTCGGTCGCGGAGATGAACCAGGTCAGCTTCGACGCGACAAAGTTCCACAGCCTGTACACCTCGCTCGCGGAGCTGAGCGCCCTGCCGAGGTCCAACCTCGGAACCACCGTCAACGCGCTCAAGAGGCTCCCGGAGCTTGCCGCGTCGCTCGACAAGATGGACATGACGTCCTTCCGCGCCGCCTGCGATGCGATCAACGACTCGCTGGGCAAGCTCCCTGAGAAGTTCGCAAGCGTCGCGTCCGGTTTCAGGACCATCAAGAGCTCGTCCAAGAGCTTCGGAGCCGGGGCGTCAAGCGGGGTCAAGCAGGCCGAGTCCACGCTCGACAGCTTCATCTCGAAGCTGCGAACCTCGGCATCTGTCATCCGCGCCGTGGCGACAGTCGCCTCGACATTCTACAAGGTCGCGCAGGGCATCGCCTATTGCGTTGACCAGTCCAACAAATATATCGAGAATATCAACCTCGCCGACACGTCCCTCGGCCAGTACGCCGCCACCGCTCACGAGTACGCGGACGCGGTGCAGGCCGCGCTCGGCATCAACTCTGGCGAGTTCCTGAAAAACCAGGGCACGTTCATGACCATGGCGCAGGGCATGGGCGTTGCGGCCAGCAACGCGTACACCATGTCCAAGGGACTCACGCAGCTGTCCTACGACCTCGCGTCCTTCTTCAACATCACGAACGACGAGGCGTTCGAGAAGGTCCGTTCCGGCCTCGCCGGAGAGATTGAGCCGCTGCGAGCGCTGGGCTACGACCTGACGACGGCACGCCTCCAGCAGGAGGCCTACAACATGGGCCTCAACGAGCAGGTGTCGAACATGACGCAGGCCGAGAAGGCCATGCTGCGCTACAAGGCGATAATGTCGCAGGTCAGCTGGGCGCACGGCGACCTCGCAAAGACCATCTCGTCCCCCGCGAACCAAATCCGAGTCCTCAAGAGCCAGTTGCAGACCGCCGCGCAGGCCATCGGCAACGTGTTCCTTCCGATGCTGCAGGCCATCATCCCGGTGGCAGTCGCTGTCGTCAAGGCAGTGGCGACGCTCGCCAACCTGCTCGCCAAGGTGACCGGCGGCACCGCCATCGCCAACATGGGCTTCGGCGACGGCGGCGCCTACGAGGGCACCGCCGCAGCAGCGGATGACGCCGCAGACGCCATCGACAACGCCGGTAACGCCGCAGGCGGCGCTGGCAACAAGGCCGGAAAGGCCGCAAAGCAGGTCGAGGAACTTAAGCGCCAGCTCATGGGCTTCGACGAAATCAACAAGTTCAACGAGACCTCAAGCGGCTCCGGCACTGGCGGTTCCGGTGGTGGCGGTGGCGGCGGCGCGGGCGGTGGCGGCGGCGCCCCGAACATCTCCGACATCAAGCTTGATGACTACGACTGGGCGCTCGGCGACGGCCTGAGCGACAAGCTGTACGACGAGATTATGGACATGCTGAACCGCATCGGCAAGGCGTTCCAGCCGCTCGTCGACGACTTCAAGGTTCTTGGCAAGGCCATCCAGCACCAGTTCGACGGACTCGACATCGTCGGCGCCGTCAAGAACGAGATCGCTGGCGTGGCGAACCTAATCAGCAACACGGTTCGACAGCTCATCGAAATCATCGGGCCGCTCATCGTGGCGTTCAACTTCCCCGAGACAATCGCGCTGGCGTTCGATCATGCTGCTCAGATGTGCCTGACTCTTTCGGCTGCTATCAACGCCGTCGGCACCATGATTAAGGGATTCACCGACACGGCGCTCATTCAGCTGGTCGCCTGGATTGGCGACAGGCTGCGTGAATCCATGTTCCGCAGCATCGAGACCATGCAGAGCTGGCAGGACTGGTTTATCCGCAATACCGATGCGCTCGGTAAGCTCGGACAGGCCGCTGGCATCGGCGCAACGATAGTGCTGCGTCTGGCCGAGGCAGTCGCGGACGTGGCGTTCACCACGGCGGCCGTTGCTTTCCAGGCTATCAACACCGTCCTGCAGGTGATGCTGGAGCTGCTGGTCAACAGCGAGCCAGCTCGCGTCGCAGCGACGATGCTCGGTGCCGCTCTCACCGCACTCGCAGTCACCAACGGCATCGCCAAGGGCCTGCAGGGAATCGGCACGGCTTTCAGCGCTATGGCGAAGATTGTCGCCGGCAAGTCCGCTGAGTCGTCCGATAAGGTGAAGCTCCTCTCGACCGACCTCAAGTCGAACCTCAAGACCGGAGTCGAGAGCGCCAAGGAGGGCCTTGGCAAGCTGGCATCTGCTCTCGGAATCTCGAAGGACAAGACCGATCTCGCTGCAAAGGCGACCGAGCGCGCCAAGACCGTGATGGCAGACGCCGCAGATGTGCTTGCCAACGAGCGAACCAAGCTGAACGAGGCTCGTTCCGCTCTCGGCGAGAATGCGACATACGCCGAGAAACTTGGCGTCAAGACTCAGGCGATGCGCGTAAAGACTGCCGAGAGCAACCTCGCCCTGGAGCAGTCCAAGGACAAGCTGAACTCCGCTAAGCTGGCCGCCATGGACTACGCGGCCAGTCAGGACAAGACCGTTGCGGGCGCTGGCAAGATGGCCGCCGCCGAACTCAAGGCTGGCGCCGAGGTCGCGGCCAACACCGCCAAGCTCGGCGCGAGCACCGTCGCAACTGGAGCGATGACTGTCGCTGAGACCGCCATGACTGTTGCAAAGACGGCTGGAGCCGCCGCACAGAGCCTGCTGAACGCCGCCATCTCCGCGTTCCCCGGAATGGTGTTCATGGCTGCGCTGAGCGGCATCCTGACGTTGCTCCAGCCCATCATCGACGGTATCGGCAACGCGGTCCTCGGTTTCCTCGGCCTGAGTGACGCCACCGGGCAGGTCACCGACTCCACCAAGCAGGCCAACGAGGTCCTGTCCGAGGAGGAGCAGCAGGTCAAGAACAACGTCGAGTCCATCAAGCAGTACGAGCAGTCGCACGACAACCTGAAAGACGCTCTGGCTATGGCGGGCTTCTCCGAGCAGGAGTTCGCGCAGCACCTCGCGGAAACGGGGCAGTCGTTCGATGACGTCGCGCAGCAGATCGATAACTTCTCTCAGAAGACCGTCAACAGCTTCGATGCCATCGAGACCGGTTCGAGCATGTCGCTTGAGGCGGTCAACAACAACCTCGCCAACAACCTCGCCGTGCAGCGGCAGTGGTCCGACAACCTGATTCAGCTGTGCACCATCACGGGCTGGGACATGAACAGCTCCATGGTTCAGGCGCTTCGCGACGCCGGACCCGAGAAGATGGCGACGGCGCTGCAGGAGGTCGTCAACAACCCGACCAGCGCGCAGTCGCAGCAGTTCATCCAGCAGCTCCAGGACGCCGCGAACTCCGGTACCGATTCGTTCGCCAACGCCCTCGGCGCCGGTTCGACCAAGTCCAGCGCGGCTGGCAAGAAGAACGCCAAGGGCGCGACGGACGGCGTGAAATCCGAGAAGGAGAACACCAAGTCCGAGGCCAAGAAAACCTCCGAGGAGACTGCGCAGGAGTTCGCGTCTGCCAAGAAGCAGGCCAAGACCAGCGGCGAGACGATGGTGAACAACTTCGCCAACGGCATCAACGCTGGAGCCGAGAACGTAAAGTCCAAGGCGCAGGGCGTGCGCGACAAGGCCGTCACGGGCTTCAACGGAGGAACGGGCTATACCAAGGCAAAGTCCGCAGGCAAGAACATGTCCGGCGGCTACGGCGACGGCATCAGCGCCGGGGCAGAGTCCGCCGCGAGCGCCGCGCGTAGCGTGAGCAGCAAGGTCGTGTCCGCTTTCCGCTCCATCACGGGAACGGCCCATAGCGCCGGAACCGCCGTCATGAACAGCTACAGGAGCGGCCTGTCGAACGCCGCCAGCGGAGCTGTGTCGGCGGCGTCGAGCGCGTCGAACAGGGCGGCGAACGCTTTCCGCAACGGCAGCGGCACTGCCAGCAACTCGGGCAGGGCGCTCGGCAACAGCTTCAAGAGCGGACTCCGTGGCGTGAACGCAAGCTCCGCCGCGCACTCCGTCGCGGCAACAGGCGAGAGCGGTCTGCGCGACTACCGAGGATGGTACGAGAACGCCGGTAGGTACGTCGGATATGGATTCGACGACGGCCTGTGGAGCACTCGCTGGACCATCTACAACACTGCAGAGGTCATTGCGACCAACGCAGCAAACAGGATGCGCCGCGCACTCCGTATCCACTCCCCGTCACGAGTGACGATGGAAATCGGCGGCTACTTCGGAGAGGGATTCGCCATCGGCATCTCCGACAGCGCCAAAACTGTCTCCAACGCTGTTGCCGATATGACCGCCCAGTCGCTCGACGCCACGAAGGAGGCCGCGAAGTTCGGCGAAAACGTCGGCAAGGCCTACGGCAACGCTATCGGCGACGGCTTCGACGGCTCCAAGGTCGCGTCCATGCTGCAGGACTCCGAGAATCTTGCTCGCTCGACCTCGGCGTCCACGTTCGACGGTTCGTCCAGCCGCTACACCTCGCACGAGGGTTTTACGACCTCATTCGAGACTGAGACTGCGGTAAGCGCCATGACCAAGGCCATGGTGCAGTCCGCGATGACCACGGGGCAGCTCGGCGGCCAGCAGGTCAACGGCGGTGGAGACACCACCATCGTTCTGCGGGTCGGCAACGAGGACCTTGCCCGCGCGGTCGTCAAGGGTAACGAAAGCCTCGCGCGTCGAGGCGTGGTGAGTTTGGAGTAGCCACTTGGCAATCCTGAGCATCGGGGCGAGCGCTGACGGCGTGCGCCCCGTCTCGCCCGACCCGTCCTCGCTCGAATGGGGCCTGCAGGACGTGTCCGGCTCCGATGCGGGGCGAGTCATGGACTCGACCGCGACCATGTACAAGCAGCGCCTCTGCCAGAAGCGCAAGCTCAAGTGCACCTGGGCGCAGCCGACTGCCGCCCAGGTTGCTGCAATCCTGCAGGCCGTCAACCCCGAGTACATCTACGTCCGCTACTGGGACGCGATGGACGGATGCATGGAGACGCGCTGCTTCTACGTCGGCGACCGCTCCGCTCCGCTCCAGTACGTCTGGGTCAGCGGAACCCGATACAAGACCCTCAGCTTCGATTTGATCGAGAGGTAGCCCATGCTCAGCATCAGCAGCGAGTACGAGCTGTCCCTTAACGAGAACTCGAACCAGCTTATCAAGGCGAAAATCACCTTCGCCGACAATACCGTGCGCCAGCTGACTGGCGACGACATCGTCGCCTGCGATTTCGACCAGCAGGTTTCATCCGACAGCTCGTTTGACATCGGCACGGCGATTATCGGCCAGATGACCATCACGCTCAACAACCACGACGGCAGGTTCGACGCCTGCGACTTCACCAAGGCGCAGTTCGTCGTCTGGGTCGGCAAGCAGCTGTCCAAGGGCACCGAGTGGATTCAGCGCGGCATCTACACCGCCAACCAGCCAGACTCCTACAACGGAACCATCGCCATCTCCGCTCTCGACAACATGTCCAAGTTCGAGAAGCCGTTCAGGACGTTCCTCGCGTCCGTCGGCGCTCTGCAGGGTGCGAACGCATCCGTCCGCACGCTCCTGACCGACATGTGCAGGCACTGCGGAGTCACTTGGGTCGATAGCGGGGACAAGGCGTTCGACACAAAGTTCGAGTACGGCTACGTCGACAGCAACGCCACGTGCAGGCAGGCTCTGGCGCACGCATGTCAGGCGCTCTGCGTAAACGCCTCCATCACCAATGACGGCAGGCTCAGGACTGTCTGGTACGACTCCGCTCCGTTCGAGGCGGAGTCCGACTTGGACGGCGGCGAGTTCGATGCCGCAAAGCCCTATGCCACCGGAGCGTCCAAGGACGGCGGCAACTTCACCGACTACTCAAGCGGCGCGTCCGCAGACGGCGGCACGTTCTTCACAAACAGGAACGTCCACAGACTCTTCGCTTTCAGCAACATCACCGTCAACACGGACGACGTCGTAATCACCGGGGTACGCGTGACAGAGCGCAGCGTCACGGTCGGCAGCAAGACGACCAACGGCGGCACCTACACGGTCGGAACCGAGGGCTACGTGCTCGACGTGAGCAACAACCCTCTAATCATCCCGGGCACTGGCAAGTCCGTCGCAGACCGCATCGGTGCCAAGGTCATCGGTCTTAGGTTCAGGCCGTTCAGCGGCAAGCACATTTGCGTCCCGAGCCTGGAGGCGGGGGACTGCGCCTACGTCATCGACCGCAAGCAGAATGTCTACAAGACCTACGTGACTCGCGTGAAGTACTCCGTGAACGGCGGCATGACCATCTCGTGCGGCGCCAAGAGCGCGAGCAGGAACAGCGCGGACAACGCGGGAGCGAGCACGTCCGCAGTGGTCAAGGCGCGCAACGAGCTGCATCAGGAACTCGGCATCAGGGACGAGACAATCAAGAACCTGGGGGATTCTCTTGCCAACGCGAGCGGACTCTACCACACCGAGTCCAAGCAGCCCGATGGCTCCACCGTTTACTACCTGCACGACAAGCCAACTACCGGGCAGTCGCAGATTATCTACAAGGTGACCGCGAGCGGAATCGGCATCTCGACCGATGCCGGAAAGACCTACGTAACGGGACTCAGCGCGGACGGCAACGCGGTGCTGAACCGCATCTACGCGATCGGCATCAACGCGGACTACCTGACCACTGGCCGAATCAGCTCGAAGAATGGAAACAGCTTCATCGACCTGGACACCGAAGAGGCCAACCTTAAGCTTGGGAATAAATCGACCGTCGGCGGCAAGGTCATCGCCACCACGGATGTGGCCGCGTCAAAGACGGTGACGAAGTACGCCACGTCGACCAGCAACACGACCGCGCCGACAAGCGGCTGGCAGGACTCCTGCCCTCCGCGCAAGGCTGGCAGCTATATCTGGTTCAAAATCATCACCGTCATGCAGAGCGGCGCCCAGATTGAGTCCATGCCGTCATGCATCAGCGGAGCAGACGGCAAGGACGGAGCAGCTGGCTCCCAAGGCCCTGCTGGCCCAGCTGGAGTCAACGGCACCAACGGCAAAGACGGTCGCGGTATCAAGTCGTCCGTCCCAGAGTACTACCTGAGCACCACCCCGAGTGCCGTCACTGGCGGCTCATGGTCGACATCTGTCCCTGCTTGGTCCAGCGGGAAGTACTACTGGCAGAGACTTCACATCACGTGGAGCGACGGCGGCACATCGTATACCGACCCCGTGTTCAACTCGGCTCTGACCTCGGCGAACCAAAACGCCAAGACTGCGGTTGACACGGTCAACGGGCTAGACCAGAAAAAGGTTTTCAACCTGCTGACCGACAACGGCAAGATTAAGGGACTGTTCACGCAGGACGGCCAGCTGTTCGTCAACGCAGACTACATCGGCAGCGGCTCAATCGACGCAAAGCGGGTCGCTATCAGGAACCTACTTAGCATCGGAGACGACACCAACTCCGTGAGCGTGTCATCTTCTGGCATCTCCTTCATGTCCGGTGGCGTAAAGGACGCGCTGACCATCAAGCCAAAGAGCTACAAGATGGTCACGGTCTCAAAGAGCGGCTACAACGGCAGTCCGATTTGGGAGGCCACTGGAGTCGCATCAGACCCGAAGACATATGGATTCGATTGCACCGAGAAGGCTCAGGCATTCACTTATGCTGGAAAGACGCGAGTGTCAATCGGCGTCAGGGTCGATTTCTACGCCAACGGGTCCAGGCACATTCTCGGTGGCAGGTACGACCCTCTTGAGTATGAGATCGACACAAGTAAGGACACGCAGTCCTTTACGGTTCAGTCGCAGCCGTTCATCGTCGCATTCACGCTAAAGAAGAGCAGCGAAGCGGGGAGTAACGGACTTCCGTGCTACACCATATCGGTCAGTCTCGTTCTTATCGCAAATGGAGTTCATGTCTGCATCAACGGCATCGACGTTTTCTACTCGTCTCCCGGTTACGGCGGCGAGATTTCCCAGAAGAGCACGGGTGCGTTCCTGAACAGGGAGAACTTCGTCAAGGAAGTCACTGACAGCTTTCCGCTCACGTGTCAGGTGCGCATCCCAATCGCGATGAACAACGCCATCAGGGACTACGTCTTGACATTCGAGAAGGGGCTGCTCGTCGGATGGGACTACTACACACCAGCGGACTCGCAGTATAAGGGGTATTAAATGGCAATCCAGATGCGCCGTGGCGCATACGTGAACTTCAACCCGGCAAAGCTGATGCCCGGAGAGTGGGCGGTTGTCGTGTCCGGCGACTCCAATGCCAAGGACGGCAAGGCCGCGTACATCTGTTTCGCGGCTGGCGACGTGAAGCGCGTGGCGACCTACGAGGACATGGTGGACAACGTCCACGACGCGGTAGACCAGAACAACGGCGCCATCATCAATCAGATTACCGACGCGGCGAATAAGGCATCTCAGCAGGCGTCAGGTGCGGCATCACGTGCCGACGCCGCTGCAAGCCAAGCTCTGCAGATTGCAAACTCGGTCGCGCAGGGCAGCGCTGGCAGCTCCGACATGGCCGCGCTCAAGCAACAGAACGCCCAGCTGTTCCAGCGGCTCGCCAATCTCAGCGGCGAGTTTATATATTCGGACGGCACGGTCTACTGCCCGGCATCCAAGGCAACGGCATCGGGTGACACCATCACGTTCGCCTCGTCGTGCACTGCATCAGGCTCAACCCTGACACTCGCATAGAAAGGAATACATATGGCACAGGCAAAGGTCCTGACGGTTGGTGGAACCCCGTACGAGATGGTCGACCCGACCTCGCGCAACAACGCACAGACGGCGCTCAACAATGCCGAGTACAACCGTCTGGCACTCATTGGCAAGTACGGCGGGCAGAACATCGCAACGCTTCTCGCGGGCGAGATTGGTAGCGGCACGGTCTACGACGCCCTGCACAAGCGCATCGTGGCGAACAACTTCGCAGGCCTGCGAGTTGGAGACTACCTCGACGTGTCGCTCGTCTCTGCGTCCGGCGTTGCGGGCCAACAGTCCGTGCGATTCATCATCGCGCATATCGACCCGTACCTGTGGTGCGACGACCGCAGTAAGGGACACCACATCGCATTCGTGGCCTCTGCGCCCATCGCGGTCAGTTCGTCCTACAGCGGAGTCACCAACTCCTCATGCATCCCGTGGAACAAGACGAACACCAACCAGGGCACGGCGGACGTCAAGAACCCGTACCTGTGCTCGCAGCTCAAGGGCTGGGAGAAGGCCTTCGAGGCGTGCCTGCCCGAGGGCCTGACCAAGTACATCCTCACGCAGCGCGTGCTGCTCGAGGAGCGCTACAGCGCCTCCGGTGCGCTTACCGACTCAAACAGCTGGAGCTGGCAGGACATCGGCAAGGTCTGGTCGCTCTCCGAGATGGAGGTCTACGGCTGTCCGGTCTGGGGCACGCGCGGCTACTCCGTCGGCTTCGACTGCCAGTTCGACCTGTTCCGCGACACGGCGCACCGACTCAACGGTACCCGCTACGACTGGTGGCTCCGTTCCGTCGGTGGTGGCTCGTCTGCGGGCGTCTGCTACGTCCACTACCTCGGCTACGCCAGCGGCTACGATGCCACGTACGACTGGATTCGCCCGCGCGTGGGCTTCCTCCTAGGGTAGCGAAGCGGACCGTACCGAACACTCACCTTGGCGCACGCCTTGCGCGTGCGCCTTGAGAAAGGAGGACCGCCTTGAGCGGAGTACCAGAGAGACTGAGGAACTTGAGCGAGCGCGAGTTCTACAACACAGCCATCGAGCTGCGTGTTGAGGTGCTGAGCATCGTCACATCGAGCGCTATTCCGAAATCGCAGCGCTTCACGTTCGCCGTTCCGATGGCAGAGACTGCCCGCAGTGTTGTCTACAACATCGTCAAGTCCGAGGCGTTCTATCCGAACACCGCCGAGAACGTAGCGGCACGCAAGCGCTACCTCACGCTGGCCGTCGCCGACTGCGAACAGCTGTACCAGGACGCGCAGGCATACCTTGAGGTGTGCCGCCGGAAGGGAGACACGCAGCATGCCGGGGCATTCGAGCGCATGGCGGGACTCGTCGACTCCGAGATAAAGGTTGATTTCCGATCTCAGCCGAACACATTGAGCAGATAGGCCGTTCCCGCAGC